AAGCTACTGGCATCAAGCTGCCGTATGTCATCACGATTGATGAGACCTCGGGCAAAGTTATCGGCATTCGTCGTAACTGGACAGAGGGCGAGGAAGAGAAGCAGCGCAAGGAATACTACGTGCATTACCTGCTAGTGCAGGGTCCGGGCGCGTATGGCTTGGGCTTCTTGCATCTGATTGGTGGTCTGTCGAAGACAGCATCGGCAGCACTACGTCAGTTGGTAGATGCCGGTACGTTGTCTAACCTTCCTGCTGGTTTCAAGGCAAAGGGCGCACGTATTGAGAATGACGATGTGCCGATCTCTCCGGGCGAATGGCGTGACATCGATGCAGGGGGCATGGAGTTGTCACAGTCGCTCTTGCCGCTGCCGTATAAGGAGCCAAGCCAGACGCTATTTGGTTTGTTGGGCTTCTGCGTAGATGCGGGTCGTCGGTTGTCGTCGATTACGGACTTGCAGGTTGGTGACAGCAATCAGAATGCGGCAGTCGGTACGACGATTGCGCTGCTAGAGAAGGGTTCGTCGGTCATGTCGGCGATCCACAAGCGTTTGCACTATGCGCAGAAGCTGGAGTTCCAGCTCTTGGCAAAAGGCTTTGCAGAGTATTTGCCAGATGAGTATCCGTATGATGTGCCGGGGGAGACTCGGAAGATCAAGCGAAAGGACTTTGATGATCGCATCGATGTATTGCCGGTGTCTGATCCCAATATCTTCTCGATTGCTCAACGCATCACTATGGCGCAAACGCAGCTCCAGCTTGCTCAAAGCGCCCCACAGATGCATAACCTGTATGAAGCCTATCGACGTATGTACGAGGCCATTGGGGTTAAGGATATAGATGCCATTTTGGTAAGTCAGAATATTGATAAACCAAAAGATCCGGCCAGCGAGAACTCACAGGCGATGGATGGTTCGCCATTGAAAGCCTTTGCGGGTCAGCAACACGATGCACATATCTTGAGCCATATCCTGTTTGGTCTGTCCCCCATTGTTGGGGCGATGCCGCAGGTAGGCATGACGCTTTTAAAGCATATTTTTGACCACATCACCAAGAAAGCAGAGGAGTTTGTAGAGGCGGAGTTGTTCCGCCAATACGGAACAGACCCTGACCAGCTTGTTTCTCCGCTTCAGCGCGAGGCTATGGTGGCGTTAAAGGTGGCGGAGTTCTACCAAGAGGTCAAGCAACTACAAGAGCAGCTTTCCGGAGCCAATCAGCCCCCGCCTGACCCTCTAATTGAGCTGAAAAAGCAGGAGTTGGCCAATACCGCCCAGCGTGATCAGGTCAATGCGCAGATTGCACAGCAGAAAGTTATGCTGGATCAGCAGCGAGAGGACAATGATGTGCGTATGGATCAGGCCAAACTGGTTCAAGCACAGCGTTTGGCGGATGAGCGCAACATGGTTGCGATGATGAAGCAGTCTGGTGGTGGTCAAGGAGGGCAAAGACGTGAATAGGAAACCCGCAAAAGTGATGCAAATGCGGTCTAAGCCGCTAAAAGCACCCAAAAATGTTCCACGTGGAACAATTAGCGACCCAAAGCCCACCTTTGTTTATCGCAAAGATGCCTTCAAGAAAGTGAAAATCACATAAAAGTAGTGTTTTTGTAGAAATACACATGCATAATAAGCATGTAGCCTTCAGATAGGGCGTGTACTGTCTGCGAACTTGGGAGAACCCATGCTGCAATTTAGCGAAAGCGTGTTACACGCTGTCCGTATCCTGAAAAAACAAACCGAAGAAATGGTGATCACGGGTACGGTGCGAGATATGGAGCAGTACAAGTTCCTGATGGGCCGTTTGGAAGGGTACAAATTTGTGGAAGCCGCTGTTTTGGCGCTTCTTAAAGAAAACCCTGACAATTAAGGACATTTCAGGATGACTAAAACTGCTTTGGAAGAAAAATGGGAGCACGAAGCGGCTCTGGAGGCTGAAGAAGGGCCTACTTTAGATGATGCTTATGCAGACGACGGCAGTCTTGTTGTTGAAAACCTCGAAGGCCCCGTCATTGACCGTATCCCCCGACCCACGGGCTGGCGTATTGTCATTCTCCCCTACCGTGGGGCAGAAAAAACCAAAGGCGGCATTGTTCTCGCCAACCAAACCCAAGAAAAACAGCAACTAACGACTGTCTGTGGCTATGTTTTGGCCGTAGGTGATCTTGCCTACAAAGACGAAGGTAAATTTCCCAATGGCGCTTGGTGTGAAAAGGGTGATTGGGTAATTTTCGGCCGCTATGCGGGTGCGCGTATCGGTTTAGACGGCGGGGAAATCCGGATTCTCAATGATGATGAGATTCTCGCCCGTATTAACAACCCAGAAGACATTCTGCACATGTGAGGTTAGCTATGGCAAACACTGTTCCAGACAGTCAACTAGAGTTCAATCTAGGCGAAGGGGAGGAAGAGACCACCGTTCAGCTTCCTGAACAGGAAGAGGACTCAGTCTTTGAAAAAGAACCTCGACAAGAGGCTCCTGCCCCCGTAGAGGCGAAAAAGCAGGAGGCGTTGAGCCAAGAACTGGACAACGTCAGCGAAAACGTCCAAAAGCGCATTGCTAAGTTGACAGCAAAGATGCGGGAGGCGGAGCGTCGTGAACAAGCGGCGATTGAGTACGCCAAAGGCGTTCAAGCCAAGTCACAGGAGCTACAAAGACAGCTTGAGGTAACGGATACCAGCCGTCTTTCTGAGGCCAAGTCTAGGATGGAAACACAAGCGGCCACGCTTAAATCCATCATCAAGCGCGCTCGTGAAGAGGGCGATATTGATACAGAAACAGAGGCCCATGAGCGGTTATTCCAACTGACCATGGAGTCTCAGCAGGTTTCTCAGCATTTGTCGTCTCGCGCGCGTCAGGAAGAAGAGGTAGCGGCCCAACAGGCACAGCCTCGTCAGGCCGCACCACAGCAAGCCGCACCACAGCGCTCACGTCCAAGCCCAAGGGCAGAGGAATGGGCGGAAAATAACGCATGGTTTGGGAAAGATAAGACCATGACCTATGCGGCATGGGGAATTCATGCCACTATGGTGGAAGAGGAGGGGTTTGACCCCGAGTCGGAGGAGTACTATACTGAATTAGACAACAGACTTCGGTCAGAATTTCCGCAGAAATTCGGGAGTTACTACTCTAAGTCTGCTGAACCAGTATCCAGACAACGGCAGAACGTGCCAGCCGTTGCTCCTGCATCCCGTAGTTCCGGGGTTAATAGTGCACGCAAGACGGTGAAACTTTCACCGAGTCAAGTTGCTATCGCAAAAAGATTGGGTGTTCCTCTCGAGGAATATGCCAAACACGTAAAGGAGTAAAAAATGAGCCAAGAAAAACTTACCATTGATCGTGCCCCTCGCGGTACTCGCGAGAAGGAAACACGCCGGAAGCCTTGGACTCCTCCATCGCGTTTGGATGCACCCCCTGCCCCTGATGGTTTCCAGCATCGCTGGATTCGGTCGGAGATTAATGGGTTTGAAGATAAGCAGCACGTCTATGGCAGACTCCGCGAGGGCTATGAGCTTGTTCGCAATGAGGAGTTGCCAGAGGAATATCGCAACACACTGCCTACCATCGATGATGGTAAACATGCTGGTGTGGTGGCGGTAGGAGGCCTGATGCTTGCTCGTATCCCTAATGAGACTCTTGCTGAACGCAATGCTCACTACAATCGTAAGGCGCAGGATCAGATTCAAGCGGTAGACAATGAGTTGATGCGTGAAAACGCGCACTCGACGATGCGGATACAGGCTCCAGAACGGAGCACTCGCACTACTTTCGGTAGTCGTTAAGACTACATAACCCTTTAGGAGCTATACATGGCAAACGTAGATAAAGCCTATGGTCTCCGCCCCATGGGTAACCTTTCTGCTACTGGTGCACAGAAGCAGTATGGTTACATCATCGCGGACAACCAATCGGGCGCTATTTATCAGGGTGACCTAGTTACCCTTGTTGGCGGCTACCTTGTTAGATATGTCAGTGGCACTCATGCTACGGCTGTTGGCGTATTTAACGGTTGCAGCTATATCGATCCAACCTCTGGTAAGCCGACTTGGAGCAATTACTATCCCGGTTCGGTGAACATCACGACAGGTCAAATTGTCGCTGAAGTTCTGGATGATCCTAATCAGCTGTTCATTATTCAAGCTGATGAAGACGTGGTTCAAGCAGATATTGGCCAGAATGCGGCTGTTGCCTACACGGCAGGTAGCAACATCACTGGTATTTCTGCAATGGAGTTGGATTCGTCCACTATCCTGACCACTAATACCTTGGTCCTAAAGATTGTTGGTCTGTACAACATTCCAAACAATTCTTTGGGTGAAAACTTCACTCAAGTTGTCGTAAAGATCAATGCGCATCAATACGGCAGCATCGGTGTTGCTGGCCTGACCTAATAGGAGCTAAATCATGGCTATTTCCCGTTCGCAACTCGTAAAAGAGCTAGAACCCGGCCTGAACGCCCTGTTCGGGATGGAGTACAAGCGTTATGAAAACGAGCACGAGGCAATTTTTTCAATTGAATCGTCTGATCGTGCCTTCGAAGAAGAGGTCATGTTGACCGGCTTCGGCGAAGCCCCGACCAAGAACGAAGGTGCTGGTGTCAACTATGACTCCGCACAGGAATCGTTCACTGCTCGTTACACCCACGAAACCGTCGCTCTGGCGTTCGCGCTGACCGAAGAGGCCATTGAGGATAACCTCTATGATCGTCTGTCGTCGCGTTACACCAAGGCGCTGGCTCGTTCGATGTCTTACACCAAGCAAGTGAAGGCCGCTTCGGTACTGAACAATGCGTTCAATACCACCGGCGCTTACAACGGCGGTGACGGTGTTTCGCTGTGTAACAGCGCGCACCCGACCGCACTGGGTCCAAACTTCAGCAACGTGCCAACTACGGCCGCTGACCTGAATGAGACCTCGCTTGAGCAGGGCATCATCGATGTCGCTGGTTTCACTGACGAACGTGGCCTGAAGGTCGCTCTGTCGGTTCGCCGCATGATCATTCCTAAGGAACTGCAATTTACCGCAGAGCGCCTGATGAAATCGACCCTGCGTACCGAAACCGCAGATAACGACATCAACGCCATCAAATCGATGGGCATGGTTCCAGAAGGTTACTTCGTGAACCACTTCCTGACCGATCCGGACGCATGGTTCCTGATGACCGATGCCCCGAACGGCCTGAAGATGTTCCAGCGTTCCAGTATCAAGACCGCCTTTGAAGGTGATTTCGATACAGGCAACGTCCGGTACAAGGCTCGTGAGCGTTACAGCTTCGGCTGGTCTGACCCAAGAGCAATCTGGGGCTCAGAAGGCTATACTCCTGCCTAATAAGGGGAACGAGAAAAGGGGCCAATTGGCCCCTTTTCTTTTATTGGCAATGGTGTATATTGCCAATATTCCGGGAATCCCGGTGTATTCGACAGTCCCGGCTGACGACATGCAGACGAATACACCTAACTCGCATGTGAGGACAACATGGCAAATACTACCTTTACCGGTCCGGTTATCTCTGATAACGGCTTTATCGGTCCTGTCGCTGTAACCACCAAAACCGCTGCAAGCACTCTGACGGCTGCGGACAGCGGACGAACAATCTTTTTGAATTCGGCAACTGAGTTTGCTACTACCCTGCCCCTTCCAGCAGCAGGTCTGCGCTTTACGTTTATCGTCAAAGCGGCTCCGGTCGGCACGGATTACACCGTTGTGACCAATGGTGGCGCAAATATCATCAAAGGTATGCAATTCAACGCAGCGGGTGCAGCCGGTGATACAGGCACAGGCGACGATACCATTAGCTTTGTGGCAAGTTCGTCGGTTGCTGGTGATCGTGTCGATCTGATAAGTGACGGCACCAACTGGTTTGCATATGCATTCTGCACCTTGGCAGCGTCGATCACGTTTACCACTGCTGCCTAATTAGGAGGTCGCCATGGGGTACATGAGCGATTTACAGAGTACCTATCTAGATGCTGACGGGAACATTTTTACTGGCCGGACTCGTATCAAGGCCATATATGTGTCTCCAGACGCAGGTGTGGGCGAAGTTGTAATTAAAGACGGCGGCAGTGGTGGCACCGTCTTGTACAAAATCGACGTTCCTGCGGGTAGCAGTGCTATCTATATGTCACTGCCTGAGGATGGTATTTTGTTTAAAAGCGGGGCTTATGCAGATTTAACGGACGTTATTTCTGCCACATTCTTCTGGGCATAAGGAGCCGGATCATGATGATGAAGATGAACAAAAAGCGTAAGAAGTCGGGCATGAGCATGGATAAGGGCATGAAAATGGCCAAGTCCACCAAAAAAGGCATGGCCGGTGATGACATGTACAGCATGGATTCAATGCCTATGGGAAAAATGGGCGGCGGCATGATGGGATATGCCGCAGGTGGTGCTGTTAATGCTCATAAAAAGATGGCTATGGGCTATGCCAAAGGGGGCTCCGTTCAGATGGTGGCTTCCCGTGGCAATGGTGCTGCGCGCGGCAAGAAGACTCGCATTTGCTAAGTCATGCCTCGCAAG